AGTTCGACATTGTATCGCGGGTCACGAGGTTGTATGACACGTGGTACAGGGTCGCCCTTGGCAGTGAAATTGATCTTCTCTGCCTTAACGAACGCTTTCAGTTTTGAATCTTTAACAGAGACTCCCTCGTGCATTAGGGACTGGACAGCATTTTCATAAATCGTGCGCTTGCGACCCGTATACAGGAGCGGAAATTCTCGTATCTGTATAGGGGTGGTCGATGGCAGCCGGTCTACTAATTGCTGTCGAAAAACTGACAACTTAGCTTCAAAGTGGTGTGGTTTGGGTGCAGGCGCGGGGACAAAATCCCCATCTTTTGACTTAACAAAAAATACCCTCTCTTTGATAGCACGTTCAAGGTTTTGAATAGATGAATTATGTACGCCGAAATGTACAGGTGGTGAAAGGTGTTGTAAATGTACACTCTTACGTACCTTCGGCTCGACATCCCAATATTTTTGTACCTCCAAAGTGGAATCACCGTTGGGAAAGGGGGCTTTTGAAAGCCCCCCAGTGACTCCAGGTACAAGTACTGGGGCGTCTCAGGCCGATGCCACAGAGGATACTTTATCCCCCTCTGTGGTTTCCCCATCGGCCATGTGGATTTTAATATCATCCACATGGTTCTGACCTAACGCACAAGCCTTGGCCCACATCTGGGCTCGACTTGGTCGGAACACTAGTTCCACTAATTGTGGTAACATGTTGGCAGCATGGGACGGTCTAACCCCATGGTCACGCATGTTTTCTGACAAGTACTTCCATACCATTTGATAATTGGCAGAGTCACGAGTCAATAATGGCCATTTGGCCTTGGCCATAGCTAGCAAGGCACCACGGTATTTCGTATTCTTACGAAAGATACCAACCGCTTTATTGTCGTACAACAGTTTTAATAACCGTTCCGACATAATTCCCGTATCAGCGGCTTCACGGACTTCGTCACAATCAATGGTGACGAGTTCGTCAGTAGCCTTATTCATAATCATTCTTCGTGGTTGTCGCCTAAATGTTCTTAAATAAGCGCAAAGAATTAAAAATATGGTAATGACACCAGATGCAAGAAAACCCCTTGCAAATGGGCCAGTTGACACTATAAGACAGGTAGCTACGCCGTCTAAATAGTGTGAGAGCTGGACTTGGTCACTTGATTTGATAAAACACGCCATATA